AAAGAACCGTCATTCCAGAAGTGCGTTATACTTCCAGAAGAACCCATTCTAGTCACAACAAACGCCTTCCATTGTGAACCAAAAGTGGTAACCTCCTGTGTGTCATCGCTGATATCAAGAGACCATTCTTTACCGTCTCCAAGTTGTGATACAGGTATGTATTGTCCAGAAACGGTTATAACGTCGGTTGGCTGGTTTGCGGTAGTAAACACAACCTTGCCCCCAGGATACTGAACAGAAAAACCAGTTGTGATAACTGAGCCATTTTTCTTTACTGTCACAGGGGTTGACCTACTCCAAAATCGCTTCGTAGAATTTGTAATGGTATATGTCTTATTATCGCCAGCATTTGTCATTGCCTCGTCAGTAAAAGAGACGGGGGTTCCACTTGCAAGATAAACATTTGCGCCATATCCAGTAAAAACAGACATATTAAATCACCACCTTAAGTGGCACTATATGTTACTGCGCCAGTTCCTTGAAAGTCAAAGGTCACTTCCATTACTCCGTCTACACTTGCTTTTGGAGAGACCTTTGTAATCAATGCAGTCCCACTATAATTTTTGGTAGCATCCAGATAAAGTTTTAAGGATACCGTTGTACCGCCGAGAAGTGCATCCTGCATAGCTTTCTGTCCCGTAGTATCGGTGAGATCCCACCTACCACTACAAGAGCCAGACCACTCCTTAAGAGTTCCGACAAACTCTTTCCACTGATCACCAAAAGATGCCGTTTCTTGTGTATCCTGTCCTATGTCAAGACTCCACTCCCCGATTTCTGCTACAGTTGCAGTCCCAACCTTAACTGCCCCACCATATCCAACTAATACTGCCATTTAAAATCACCCTCCTATCGAAATGTTGAGAATAAAAAGTTAATACTAATCTCATCTCTGTCTTTCTCGTCTCTTCCTATCGGTATCGGTAAAGATTCTGCGTGGCTTTCTTTTATGTAGAAAGTTCCAAGATTATAAAGGGATTTTCTATTAAACAAATCGTAAAGCTGATATGCCTTATCAATAAGATTTTCATAATTAGTCCCACGCAAAATCAACTGAACACCGATTACGTCATATTTATTAGTAGAATCGCCAGTAACCTTGACAAAATCATCAGTTATATATCCTCCCCTATCTAACACGGCTATGACCTCGTCAGGACTATCAGGTTCAAAGCTCAAAAAGATATTTGTACCCAGAGTTCCGTATCCCTGAGTCTGTAGATATTGTCCAACCTCTTTAATAAAGACACTCACTTTATCGATCCCTCGATAAAAGTTTTAAGGATATCTTTATATTTCTCTGCGTATTTCATTAGCGGTCTTTCAAGATACTTTCGCCCAACTGGTTCTCCTTCATACCCAGGCGCTTTAGAAGAGATGGGACCAAGTTTGTAATATGCCTCGTGCATTCTAATGGCATATGGTGTAGAGAAGGATACGGTTACCGTTATTTTGCCTTCTTCTTCCTCTGGATCACTTACCTGCATAGAGGCACGCAAGTCACCAGTCAAAACTGGAGCTAAATTGACAGCAGCATTACCAAGATGTCCTCCACACTGCCACAATGCCTTCTTGGATGCATCTAGCATTTCTTTACATACCTTTTCTATGTTTTCAGATACCGTTGTTACACCTTTTATTTCTAGACTTACAGCCATACTATCCTATACACCTCTTCTCCATCGAGAGATACGCAAGACTCAACACTCAGAACCATATAGTCTTTGCCGTTTAAGGTTATCCTGTCATCTATACTCACTGGATCTTTTACAAAAAGCCTAGCCACAGATACTACTTGCTCTCCAGTCTTACTCCTGACAAGCTTATTCTGTTCTTCTACCCTTGCTTTGATAGTAGATTGAGATAGGGAAGGTTTTCCGTATGCATCTAGCCCAGTGACTTTCTTCCATACAACCTGTTGATTGAGATAGTTATCTATCATCGAATAAAAACTCCAGCAACTAGAAACTTTTCAAGCCACTTATAGGCTAAAGGGGAGATAGATTTAAACAGACCGCCGTAATTCTCTGTTAAGTTGCCAATCGTAATAGAGGTTACACCCTCATCTTGGAGTTGCTTTCTCTGAGAGTTTTGCAACAGGTATAATGCCTCTTCGCAGGTTGCATTCTTCACCTCGCTGGGTATATCATCATCAGTGGCATTCATAATGTATCCGTCGTTTAGAATAGAATACACACGAGGAAAAGAAAGGGGTTGTGTGGCAGTTGCTGGAGTTCCACGAAAAGCAAGAGTATCTATGTTTCTAGTTGCTTGCTTAAGTGCCTTCTCTTTATCCGCATCAATTGCGTTACTCCAAGCTTCAGCATGTAGACGAGAATTGAAATAATTATTAGCCTCGTCAAGGCTTACATAACTATCTACCCCTACAGTTATACTCATTTGTCCCTCCCAATAAAAAAGGCGGGAGTTTATCCCGCCCTAACTATGATCTAATACTAATCAATTAATCTAACGGCTAGGTTTGTATCCAGTGTCTTGACGCCACAAAGGATATCAAGAGAAATTATATCCTTCTTAGCGTTTATATCGTAGTCATACACAGCCCTTACTGCGAAACCGTTGTAATTAATCACCTCTGCATTAGCCGCACCAAGTGGCAGGGCTAAAGGTCTAGTAACTAATGCAAAAGCGTTCTTATGGAATGCAAGGTTGGCATAATGATTGCTTACTATTGTCACAGCCTTGCTCGTAACTGCAGCCTGCAACACTGGATATATGGGAATGGTTATACTATTAGATGCAGCAGTGCAATCAGCAGTAACTACATATTGCCCAGGTATATCCGCTATTGTGAGGAGAGAACCCTTTTTGAGAGTTCCAGCACAAGCAGTGGCAGATGCAGTCACAGATGTAGCTCCAGCATTAGCACTTGCTATAGTGAGAGTTCCAGAGGAAACTGCAAAAGTGCCGTTGCTATGGGATACCACGTTTTGGTCCATATATCCTTCAAGGTTTAGCACCTTCCCCATACTCGCATTTCTGAGAGCATCTGTAGAACCAGTTTTATCTGCGTGCAGGAAAGCATCCAATACTATATACTTGGCGTATGTGAATGGGGACATAACAATTACTCTGGAATCCATCGGAGCTTTTTGATTGTCTAAAAGTGCCCCCACGTTAGCTATATCAGATGTGCTGACTGGACTGGACTTTATAACGAAATTAGGTATATCTTCATACCTTCCCAAGATAAGCGCATCAATCTTCTGTGCTATAGCTCGCATCGCAGGTTGTATAAATTGTTCTGAAAAATCGTTTAAAGAAAGGGTTAGTTCCTTAGCCGTTACAGCGAAGGACACGTCTAGGTGCTTATCCAGTGTTACAGCAACATATCCCTCAGTCGCATCCTGAACACTTATACTTGTGGTAAATTCGTTAGCTTGGAACGTGGCAGGTCTTCTAGCACTTACAGTGTCACCCACCTTTGCAAATTCATTAGAATAATCCTTATAAACAAGGTTTGCCATTACTAAATTGTTCTCTAACGCCATTAAAGCTTCCCTAGCAACTATGCTAGGAGTAATCAAGGTATTAGCCATTTAAAAATCACCCTCCTGATTTTCTATATTTTATATACTCTTCCATACTCATCTTGCCTAACTTGTCCAAGTCAGGAGTAAGACTTATTGTGGTAGCAGGATTACTACCAGTCCCTATTTGGGTTGGTTTCGGAGTGCCGAGCATCTTTTTAAGTTCCTCCGCATCCTGTCTAATTTCCTCCTCATTCGTTCCAAAGATTCTCTTTGCCCAAGTTTTAGGTAACCCCATTTCATCAAGAATTCTAACCTTGAGCAATTCAACTCTCAATTCTTCGGCTTCTCTCTCTTTGTCAAGTAAGGTTCTTTCGTATTCAGAAAGTTTCTGTTGCAGTTTTTCTTGCTCTGTCATTTCTGCTTCTTTTATCTTTTTGTATTCATCGGCTATTTTCTTGAGCTCGGAGTAATCTTTGTATTTATCCCTCTCACGCTTTAGTCTTTCATCAATAATTTTGTTTAACTCTTCTTGCGTGAAAGTTTTTGTTTCTGCCACTGGCTGTGTCCCAACAACCTCCGTGCCAGTGTTAACGGGGGTTTCGGTATTTATATTTTTACTTTCAGTATCTACATTCTCTGTTACAACTTTCTCTTCACTATCCATTCATTTACCTCCTATCCGTTTTAACCGCTTAACGTTGCGTTACTACGCACCAGCAAGTTTTTTGACTATGTCTGGCGCTTCTTCTTTCAATTCT